TGGTTGCCATGATGACTTAGCAATGTGTCTTGTCATTTATGCATGGTTAGTTGCTCAAGACTATTTTAAAGAACTTACCGATCAAGATATTAGAAAACGACTTTACGAAGAGCAAAAAAATCAAATAGAACAAGACATGGCACCCTTTGGATTTATGGATGATGGACTTGGTGAAGAAAGTTTTACAGATGACGAAGGTGAAAGATGGTTTAATACATCTGAATATGGAGAAACTGCTGGTGGTATGGATTATATGTGGAAGTACTAATGATTAAATTTTTAAACTTATTGAGCAATATTAGTGATCCAAATTGGTGGGCAGAAGTTATTGGTAAAAAATCTGGTTTATATACTTTACCAAATAAATTTAAAGAATGGAAGTTAAAGCAACCATTATGGAAACAAACTTTTATCGAAGTGTTAATCTACACAATTTTAGCATTAGCATTTGAACCAGTGTTAAACATGTTAGGTTATTCGATGCTTCCTTGGAGATGGTTCTAGTGGATTTAGATAAGCAGATAAAATTAGGGCATCTGCTTCTAAATGATAGGAAGTGTAGAGTGTGTGGTGAGACTAAAAATTTAATAGAAGGATTTTATAGAACAAGAAAAGATAGAGGAGCAGTTGCATCATCATATTCTTATGAATGTAAAGAATGTACGATTAAAAGAATAATTGACAACAGAAAGAAATGCACACCATTCGTAGATTGGGATTATCCAGATTGGTAGTTCACGTCACGTTTCCCCGCTGAAAATAGTCTAAATTCTAAATATTCTTAGATAAACTGAGACAACGGAGAAAAACATGGCGACTCCTCAATTATCTCCTGGGATACTTGTAAGGGAGGTTGATGTAACTGTAGGAAGAGCTGATAATGTTCTTCAGAACAATGGTGCAATTGCCGGCCCCTTTAGTCTGGGCCCTGTTTCTGAAGCGATTGATATTACTACAGAAGCAGAACTAATCGAAGTATTCGGACAACCTATCTCAACAGATAGACATTATGAATACTGGATGACTGCTTCATCTTTCCTTACTTATGGCGGAAGATTAAAAGTCGTCAGAGTTGACGGTGCAAACCTCAACAACGCTAATGCTGGTGTAGGAATTGCTTCCACATCTCTAAAAATCAAGAACTTTGATGACTATAATGCAAGTTATAGTTCTGCAACAGATTTCTACTACTCTGCAAAGAATCCTGGAACTTATCTCAACGACTTAAAAGTTGCTACTATTGATGACTTCGGCGATCAAGTCATTGGTATTACAACTAATGATCCTGGATTATCCAACTTCACGGTTGGTTTTGGTGTTACCATGGCACTATCAGGAACTGAAGCAGGTGTAGGTACAACTAAAGTTGTTGATGGATTCTTAAAAGGAATTATAACTGGAGTAACAACCGACTCAACTAATAGTGCAAGTAGCATTGTTGTTAAGGTTGTATCAAGAGTATCTGGTGCTGGAACTGAAACTGCTATTGATTATGTTCAGTCGGATCCATTAAGATCTTTCCAATCTGGATCCACAATTATTCCAGTCAACAACTCAGGAATTAACACTGGTAAGGGATTGGGAGTATTTGCGGGTGCTGCAGGCACTGTAACCGATTGGTATGATGGACAGACATTAGGACTTTCTAATGCAACAATCTTCTGGAAAGAGATTGCACCTAAACCCGTTTCTAGTAAGTATGTTACCGACAGAAGTGGTAAAGGTGATGGAATGCACGTTGTTGTCGTAGATGACACAGGTTCCGTGACTGGAATTAAAGGAAATATTCTTGAAAAGAATACTTTCATGTCTAAGGCACTTGATACTGTATCTGCCTTAGCATCACCAGAAAGAACTTACTATAAAGATTATCTCGCACAAGGTTCTAAGTATCTGTATGCGGGTGGAAATGTTTCCTCTGCTGAAGATAGTTTCCACGGAACAAAACCAGTTGCAACTGGATTCTCCGCTGATTTCACTCCATTTACAACATCACAAGGACTGTTTGGACAAGATGCACAAGGTGTAACATTCAGTGCTGTTGGCAATAAAACTTACACTCTTACAAATGGTAAGGACTATAGCGGAACAGATAACAAAGGAATGTCTGCTACACTTGGAAGTGTTGCAGATGGATATGATTTATTCTCTAATAAAGATGAAATTGAAGTAGATTTCCTTCTGATGGGCCCTGGTTGTACTACTGAGGCAGAATCTCAAGGAAAAGCAAATAAACTGATTTCTATTGCTAATGAGAGGAAAGATTGTATTGCTTGTATCTCTCCACATAGAAATAACGTTGTAGATGTTTCTTCAACTACAGATCAAACAAATAACATTATTAAGTTCTTTAGTTCACTAAGTTCTTCTTCATTCGCCGTCTTTGATAGTGGATACAAGTACACTTATGATAGATTTAACAATCAGTTCCGTTATATCCCAACAAATGGTGATGTTGCAGGATTGATGGTTAGAACTGAAATTGAACAGTTCCCCTGGTTCTCTCCTGCAGGGCAGCAAAGAGGTATTCTCAATAATGCAATTAAACTTGCATATAACCCCAATAAGTCACAAAGAGATTCTCTCTATGAAGCAAGAGTTAACTCTATTGTAACATTACCTGGCACCGGCACTGTTCTTTACGGCGATAGAACAGGACTTAGTTTTGCTTCCGCATTTGATAGAATCAATGTTCGTCGTCTTTTCCTTACGGTTGAAAAAGCACTGGAAGGACTTGCAAACGATCAACTCTTTGAGTTCAACGATGAGATTACAAGATCTCAGTTTACTAATGCTGTTGAACCTTACCTTCGTGATGTTCAAGCGAAGAGAGGATTGTATGACTTCCGAGTCATCTGTGATTCCACCAACAATACTCCTGACATTGTTGACAACAATGAATTCAGAGCAGATATCTTCCTGAAGCCCACCAAGGCAATCAACTATGTCACCTTGACATTTGTTGCCACAAGAACAGGTGTTGCTTTTGATGAAGTAACTGGCAGAGTTTGATTTAATAATACAATAATCACGGAGGAACCAACTAATGTCAAACTTAAGAACAATCACCAACTTTAAATCCGCCCTTAGAGGGGGCGGTGCCCGCCCCAATTTATTTGAAGTCAGCATGAATTGGCCGTCTGGACAAAACATGGGAACATGGGGTAATTCTGTAGAAGAGGAATTTCAATTTCTCTGTAAGGCAGCTGCATTACCTTCTTCAAATATTACACCAATTGAAATTCCTTTTAGAGGAAGAACCCTCAAAGTAGCTGGTGACAGAACCTTTGACGTTTGGACAATTACTGTTATCAACGACGAAAACTTCAGAATTAGAACTAAGTTTGAGGAGTGGATGAATGGTATTAGCAAATTAACTGATGGATCTGGTGCTACCTCACCTAGTTCTTATATGGCTAGTGCTGTTGTTAATCAACTTGGTAGAGGTGCTAATCAGAACAGACATGCGACAGGCCCGTCTGCTTCATCATCAACAGACGGTTCCGCTGGAATTGCCGATATAAAACCACTGAGAACATATTACTTCAGTGATATTTTCCCAACTGAAGTATCTGAAATTGCACTTTCTTATGACAATACAGATACAATTGAGGAATTCACTGTAACTTTCCAGGTTCAATATTGGACTGCTGGAAGTAATAGCACTGCTGGATCTAGCACAGATCAGCAAAATAATGATGGAGCAGGTGGATTAGTTAGATAAATAGTGAAATAAAAGACTACCAATAAATCATGTCTAAATTATTTGGGTTCTCAATTGAGGACACCGATAAAACTCCGCCCAGTGTGGTTTCCCCCGTTCCTCCCAACAATGAGGACGGGGTAGATCATTATTTGACAAGTGGATTTTTCGGACAATATGTTGATATTGAAGGCGTCTATAAGACAGAATTTGATTTAATCAAGCGTTATCGTGAGATGGCACTTCATCCTGAGTGTGATAGTGCCATCGAAGATGTTGTAAATGAGGCAATTGTTGCTGATACGAATGATTCTCCTGTTGAAATAGAACTTTCTAACCTAAATGCCAGCGATGGTATCAAAAAGAAGATTAGAGAGGAATTCAAATATATCCTTGGATTATTAGATTTTGACAAAAAAGCACACGAAATCTATAGAAATTGGTACATTGACGGCCGACTTTACTACCATAAAGTCATTGATATGAAGAACCCTCATGAGGGTATTCAAGAATTACGCTATATTGACGCAATGAAAATGCGTTATGTGCGTCAACAAAAGAAAAAAGATAGCAATAATATTCGTTTAGCTGGTATCAATAAAGGATCTGACAATCCGATGGAATATGAATTTCCAGAGATTGAAGAGTATTTCGTCTATAATCCAAAAAGCACATATCCTACTGCAAGTCCTGGAGCTGCACAAGGTGGACAGTCTGGAGTAAAATTCTCTAAAGATTCAATCACATATTGTTCATCTGGACTAGTAGATCGTAACAAAGGATCAACTCTTTCATATCTTCACAAAGCAATCAAGTCTCTCAATCAACTTAGAATGATTGAAGATAGTCTTGTTATTTACAGACTATCAAGAGCACCAGAGCGTAGAATTTTCTATATTGATGTTGGTAATCTGCCAAAAGTAAAGGCAGAGCAGTATCTGCGCGATGTAATGAACAGATATCGCAACAAACTTGTATATAATGCACAGACAGGTGAGATTCGTGATGACAAAAAATTCATGTCAATGCTTGAAGATTTCTGGCTTCCCAGGCGTGAGGGCGGAAGAGGCACCGAAATCTCCACTTTGCCTGGCGGACAAAACCTGGGCGAAATCACTGATATTGAATATTTTAAAAAGAAACTGTACAAGTCACTTAATGTTCCTATCTCCAGAATTGAAGGAGATGGCGGGTTTAACCTGGGGAGATCTTCTGAAATCCTGAGAGATGAAGTCAAATTCAGTAAATTTGTTGGAAGACTGAGAAAGAGATTCTCAGGAATGTTCAATGATATGCTGAAGACTC